CTATTTTTTTCTTTGATTGTGATTTCAGAAATGGGAATACATAAATTAACTTATTGACTTTTATTGGTCCGTCATACATTATAAAATCTTTAGAGAGTTGATTTAATATTTGTGCCTGAATATTCGTTTCTGCTTGTGCAACTTTTTGTGATTTAAAAGACATGATTTTATTATTAATCGATCTGAATCTGGCTGATTGCTTTGCAGAAGGAATTCCTTTAATTATTAAAGATAATTTCATTTTTATTCTCTATTTATAATCTATATGATATTAACATCTAAGTTTAATCTTTTTTAAATATTATAGATTATTTGTTAACTTTTGTAAACTGCTAAAAAGATTTTAATTCTCTTTCATCTCTGTTAAATTGTTCATAGTATTTTGTTGAATTGCTTTGACTATTTTCAAACGTTAGTTCAGTCAAAGACCTTGTAAATTGATTTGATTTTGTAACGATAGTTCCAATTGCAGAACCACCTCTATTTTTTGCACAAATAACTTCTGTTATATTTTCTGCATCAATTTGTCTTCCACTAAATTTATATGATGTAATTTTATAATAAAATGGTCTGTAAAGCAAAAGAACGATGTCTGCATCTTGCTCGATTGCTCCAGAGTCTCTTAAATTAGCTAAAGCTGGTCTTTTATCTCGTGTTTCAATAACTTTTCGATTAAACTGGCATAAATAAAAGACTGGAATATCTAATTCTAACGCTAATGCTTTAAGGCAAGCACTAATTTTAGCAATCTCTTGCTCTCGATTCTGTGCTTCACCTGAGTATTGCATCAGCCCAATATGGTCTATAAATAGAGCTTTAATTTTATGTTCTTTTTTCATTCTTCTTGCAGTTGATATACATTCTCTTGTCGTCATAGCTGGCTTTGTACCAATAAATAATTTGCTTTTTGAATATGTTTTAGCAAATTCTTTTATTAAGTTTAATTCTTCATCTGTTAATGATTTACCAGTTCTTAATTTTTCAGGTGAAATTCCAGTATTCATTTGTAATTGTCTGAAGAAATTTTGTGATTCTGACATCTCTAAACTAAGTAATCCTACTGGCTTATTTTTTATAAAAGTAAAATCTCTAATCAAATCATGAGTGAATTGTGTTTTCCCCATCGAAGTTGCACCTGCAATTACAATTAAGTCTCCGCCTTGAGCACCTCCAGTTAATTTATTTAACTTTGGTAAGAAAAAATTCAAATATTCCTGTTTGCCTGATAGTTTTTTTTCTAAATCATCAATGACTAATTTTGCAACTTCTATTGGCAATTTATAATTATTGGAAAATCGCTTTTCTCCTAGCTTAAATATCTTTTCTTCTGCTTTATCGATATAATCTAAAATATCATTTTCAGAATTAAAAGCATCATTTAGTAATTCGCCTGAAGTGTTAATTGTCTCTCGTCTAATATATTTTTCTAAAACAATAAATGCATGAGACTCAACGTTACCTGCTGATGGTGTTTTAATACATAATTCAGCTAGATAAATATCTCCACCTATAAATTTTAACTTTCCTTTTTTATTCAAATTTTCGGACAAAGTAAGAATGTCAACTGGAATATTTAAGTAGTACATATTAGAAATTGCTTCAAATATTATCTTATGAATTTCTGAGTAAAAAATATTACTATCCTGGATAATATATAGTGCTTTTCCGATGGCATCTTTGTTTAACAACATTGAGCCTAATACTGATATTTCTGCATTTAAAGAATGAGGAGGAATTTTATTGCCAAGTATAAAATTTACATTCTTATTTTCTTTTTGTTTATAAGACATTTTCTGGTGCCTCCACGGTTTCTAATTGATTTGCATAATTATTATCGGCTTTCATTTTAGAAGAAAGTATATCGATATAGAGATATTTATCTTTATCTTTTCTTAGTAACTTTGAAGCTGAATTTAGTTGTTTAGACCAAAATTCATTATTTTTAGCCCACTTACATACATCAGCTATCATTTTTGAAGATTTGTTTTTCTTGTCAACCAAGGTTATATAATCAGAAACCCAGTTTTGTAGTTGTTTAGTTGACGGATTGAGGTTATCACTCAGTATATTTGATTTAAACCATAGTGAAAAGTTTATAGCACGTTTTAAATTCGAAGAATTTAGAACAAAAGGTTTGTATTCAGCATTTAGAAATATCTTTTTATCTTTTGCATCTAAGCTCATCTGAGAAAGAATTCTTGATAAATTTTCATTTCTATTTTTTTCAGGTATATTTATATTCTTTATATTAATATTTACTTTACTTTCCTTTACTTTACTTTCCTTTACTTTACTTTGTTGAGTTTCTACGGTAGAAACTCCGTTTAAAGATATTTTTGATGGTAGAAACTCTTTATCTTGTGGGTTTTTGACGGTAGAAACTAATTTTTTTCTGTTTTTTTCTTTTTTTCTCTCTGCCCATTCTTTTGCTTTTTTTCTATTATCAACTACATTTTTTAACCTATTTTTATGCTCATTTGAGTAGATGAAAATCCCATTTAATTGGAATAAATTTACCTTGACAAAATAATCAATCATAGAATTTAATATATCAACTTCGATTCCAATATCACCAGCCAGTAATTCTCTGTTAATATCGGTTAACTCATATTCAAAACCATCACTGTCAGTTATAGTTTCTAACATGATATTCCAGACTGCATAACCAGCTAAACCATATTTGCTTCTTACGGCTTTTAATTTTGGATCATTTCTCATATCGGAATCGTGAGAAAAATAATCTGCATTATTCTTTTTTGGTCTTGCCATTTTTATGAAATTCCATAATTTTTAATTTGATATTTTGCCCAACCATTTTTATAGCCTGCAACTCTTTGAAAGTCATAGCATTCTTCTTTGGTTGGAATTTTATATTTATCTATAAATTTATACCAAGCATAACCAGGCTTATATCCGTTTGCTTTGGCAATTTCAAGGAACTTATATAAGTAACTTAATCTTGCATTTTGAGAAGTAATTTCAACTAATTCAAAATTTGATATATGTTTTGGCAGTTGGTCTCTTTCGTAGATTCTTCCTGTAACTTTGTCTTTTATTTTATACAATGGCTTTTCTTTTCTATTTATTTTATTTCCTTTCAGAGTCCATTTACGGTCTTGTTCAGGAAAACCATGTGAGAAAACACAGTCTGCATGGTCTAATATAAGACATGCTTCTTTACCTTGTGCGGGTCTTAGACCTCTCCCTACCATTTGTAAGTATAAACTAAGTGAAGTTGTGGGTTTAGTTAATTGAACGCATTCTATTTCAGGAACATCAAATCCCTCTGTTACTATTCCGACGTTTGATAAGATAGTTGTTCTGCCATTTGCAAAATTACTGAGTATTGTTTTCCGTTCATCTTTTGGAGTTGTTCCATCTATATGCTCAGCTTTATAGCCTGCTTTATTATATGATTCAACTATTAATTGAGAATGTTCAACATTATGTGCAAAAACAACTGTTTTTAATCCCTTTGCTTTTAGCTCCCACGTCTTAACGTAATCTCCGTATGTCATTGTCTCATTTATAGCTTGAGCTATTGCTTTTGCATTATACTCACCTGCTGTCAATTTTATCGTCTTCAAATCAAAGCTAAGCGGATTTGCAATTACCCTTGGCTTTACAAGATATCCTGCTTTGATTAAATCTCCTACGGATGTCCCTATAATTAGATCATTAAAAATATCATCAAAGCCTTCGCCGTTCGTTCTGCATGGCGTTGCAGACACCCCTAAGAGCTGTGCTTCATTATAATATTCATATATCTTTCTGTAGGAACTGGCAGTAGAATGATGTGCTTCGTCGCATATTATTAAACCAATATTGCTTGGTAACCTTGTACCTCTTGTAATTCTATTTGCTAGAGTCGGTACAGACGCTATATGAACTCTAGCAAAATGTTTGTAAATATAATCCGATTGAATGACCGAATATTCAATTCCAAATTTTGCAAGCTTATCAATAGTTTGGTCAATTAATTCTTTTCTGTGAACCAATATCATCACCTTTTTATTCCACTTTAAATAATCTTTTGTAATATAAACAAAAGTAATAGTTTTTCCTGCACCAGTTGGCAACTGCAACATAGTCCTATTATGCTTTTTTAATGATTTATAAGTGTTCTGCTTAGCTTCTGATTGATAATATCTTAATTGCATTAATTTTCAATTTTATAATGTTTAATAAGTTCTAATATTTCTTGATATTTCTGTCTATAAAATTTATCTGTGTCGTGTAAATCATTATGAGCACGAACTCCGTGCAACATCGTTGAATGGTCTCTATTATTTAAGTAAACACCTAAGGCTCTATATGAGTATAAATGTGTCTTGTAAGCAATAACTATAAAATTATGCCTTGCAATTGCAATCGAATGTAAACGAGATTTAGATCTTAACTCATTTATTGAAATCGAATAAATAGAACAAGTTGCCTTGGCTATTAAATGCAAGTTTGTATTTTTTTTATCATTTAAAATGAGATTGTTAAATTCAATTTCTAATGGAGATAAATTCAATGTTTCATTCATACATAATCCTTATTTTTAATATTTTTGATCTTTTAAGAGCCGTAGTGAAGATTCGAACTTCAATTGTAGTTGTTTAAATAAATCATTGCAGATTGCTACTCCTAGCTGTTCTACGGCTTGGAATTAATTGTCAGAAAATTCTTCGTCTATAGTAGTTTGGAAATCGTCAGCTTCCATTTTCTCTCTCATTAATTCATGGCCAGAGTAATAATCCTTATAAATTAAGTCCCCTGATAGATAATCCTTTTCCATTTTACAAACTTTTGAAAGCCATTTTTTCCCATCTTTAAATTCATCAGACAACTCAGTTAATTGCTCTTGTTTTACTTTAATTTGAGAAGCATAACTTGAATTAGCACTTTTCTTTTGAGATTCTAAACTGTTAATATCAGCAATTAATTCTGTCATTTCTGAACCCATATCAATTTTTTCTTTATCAGTAAAATCAATTTGAATATCTCTAAGAGTTGCATCGTTTGGAAGGGTTTTATTTTCTTCGTCTATTTCTTCAAAGTCCGCTTCTTCAATTTCTTCAACAACTGCAAGAGCTGTTATTGGCTTTTCTAATACTTCTTCTTTTTCTTTAGGCATTTTGTTTTTCCTTAATAAGTTAAAAAAAATACAAGCCCACTTAAAGGAATGGGGGAGAGTGGACTTGCTTTTGAGGAACTACGAATAAATCGAGTTCTTAATTGTTTATCACCTCAAAATCATTGTTTGTAACCCTTGTAACAAACATTTGTAAATTTGATTCTTCTGATTTTACTTTAAATGCAGTTAGAGTTTCAGCATCAAAAACCTCTAATCCATCTACACAAATAAGTTTTAAATCTCCTACTCTTATTTTGGCAATTTCTATTGCTATATCTATCTTACTTGCGGTATTTAATCTGTCAAATGGTACGTTATCAAAATATATTTCACTATCTCTAACTTCTAAACCTTTTATTGGCAATTCTTTTAATAATGATGTCTTATATTTTTCTAACTTCACAAGATCATTAGATAAATTTTCACTATTATTCTTTAATGATTCTAGTTGTTTTTTATTTTGATTAACAATTGTTTTCATTGATTCATACTGAGAATAATTATCTAATTTTGATTGAAGATTTGCTTTTAGTTCTTGCCTCTCTACTAGACTTTGATTGAATTTGTCATTAAGATTTTGTTTTTGTTGATTGAATTTTGCTCGGATTAATTCAACTTCTTCTGCTTCTTTATTCATTAATGATTGCAAATAGTCATCTTTTTTCATTCGTGATTCATCAATTTTTAAATCTAACTCACTTTTTTCTTTTTTCAAGTCGTCCAAAGGAATATCTAATGGAATTGATTCAATATTAATACCATTAATTGTTGATTGCTTTTCTTTCATCTGTCTATTTACAATTGTTCGTTCGTTATAAATATTTGAATGAGCAATATCTAATATCTGTAATCCGTGATTTTCAAAGTTCTGAATATTAGCCAATTCAAATGAACCATTTAACATTTCTTTTAAGTCAGATTCATTTACTTTGATTGGTACAGCATCTAACATTAATTGAGTTCTTTCTTTAGCTTTTGCCGTAATAAACTCTATTGGATTAGTTGACAAAACATCTGTTAAATCATTTAATACTGATTGAGGCTTTTTGATTGCTTCGCCTCTTTGGCTATAAAGTTCTAATTTAGATTTTGAACCGTTAAATGTTCTTTTTAGATGTGTACCTTCATCAAATATTAAAACGACCTCTCCTTTTTTGTTTCCATTCTTAATTATAGTCGCATCTTTGCTACCTTTAATCGCAAGTTTAATAGCTTCAAGAAATGAAGACTTCCCAGAGCCATTTTTACCCTCGATTGAATTAAATTGTCCTGCTTCAAAGCTGAATTCACTTATGCCAAGAACATTGCTGATATGTATTTTATTAATTTTCATTTTATTCTCTACCTTTTTTTTAATTTGGAAATATGATTCTAATTCATTACTGTAAATAAAGCGGACTAATTCAGTCAATACATCAAGATTTCTTCTTTTTATGTCATCATTGATATATTCTTTGAATCTGTGAATATCGACTAATTGATATTCTCCGCTTTTTTCTCTCATCTCGAAAACATTAAACTGAATAGTTTTTAACTCAAACATTTCAAGATAAAATCCCCATTGACAAGACATTGCATATTTATCGTAGTCATACAGTCCCCAACAAGTCTTATTCTCAACAACTCGAGAGCCTACAAGTTGATCTACACGACCTTTGAGTAAAACATTATGCCCTTCAATTTTATACTCTTTTTCGATTGCAACTTCAAATGGAAACCTGTAATCAATTATTTCTAATGCAGGCATTATATTTTCTGGTGTAAATACAATTCCATCTGTTTCAAAAATATTATGTTCTTTGTTATAAGTTGTATCAGGTGATTCTAATACTTTATGATATGCAGTACCTAATTCAGCATATTTACTATGCTTATAGTCTCCTTTAATCATATCAATAATATCTTCGGTTGTAAATTTATCTTCACCTTGATAATTACGAATGTTATAGAGATACTCTCTAAATGTATTTATAAATGATACGGATATTTTTATCATGAGAAATCGTATTCCTCTGACTTATTAGCTACTATATTAGAACTATTCTCTTCTTCAAATGGCTTTAGTTCGTCGGCTTCTCGTTTATTCTCGTTGGTTTTTTTAGATTCATATAAACCTGAATCTTTATTATATATAAACCCTAATTCTTCTGTTCTACTTTTAAATATTCTTCTTACTTGAATTTTTATACCTTGATTTAATTCTTGTAATTCAATTACTAATTGGTTGCAATCTGCTGTTGTTTGAATATTTGATATTTTATTCCTAAATTTTTGGATTAACTCAACAGTATTTTTTTGAATATTTGAAATATTGCCAAGGCTTGCTTTGATTTCGAATAATTTTTCAGCAAAAAAGTTTGGTTCGTCCGTAAAATTTGGTAATATTAAAGTGTCAAATTCCATTGAATTTTTACCAATAAAATATTCACTTGGATTAAAATCTAATGTTCTGTTTTTATCTATATTTTGCATATAACCGATGAAGTCAGAATTATCAGTAATTAGATTATATGAACTGCCTGTGATTGCAGGACGTTTGATTGTTAAATCACCCTCTGAATGCTCTTTGACTTGAGCAATCATTATTAAATCTTTTCCTTGATTCCTTAATATATTTGTGAAATCTTGGAATTCAGATTTTAATTGTCCATACATTTGTAATTTGTTCCGTTTAAATTTTGGATTTCGCTCTATTAGATGTGATTCAATCTTCTCTAAACATTTTGAGATTGTATCTACAATAATAACATCGTATTTTTTTATAATATCAACAAACTCTTTCGTATTTCCTGCTATATCGTTCCAAGATGTAATTTGAATTATATCTTTTCGATAAGCTGACCTATGCGAACCATCATCAAAATCAAATGTTAAACAATTTCCTGATGTATTTGCTAAACTGGTTTTCCCTGATGAAGGGTAGCCATATATAAGACCAAATGTAGTCTCAATATTAATTTTTTCTTCTGCTTTAATTAGTTTGAAAGCCATAATAATTTTCCTTAAATATTTATTAAAATTTCTATTATAATTAAAAACATTATCACTGTGATTATACCGTATTTCTTTGACAGTTTGGCTAATATGAAATACATTTTGTCTATAGTTCTTGTCTTCGTAAATTTTCCTATTGATATAGGCTTAAAATTTGTATCATTCATTGTTTCCCTCATGTCTTATCTCAAAATTAAACGGATTGTAAATCCCTTTTTTTATACCCTTTTTCTCCAGAGTATCAATTTTATCTAATACATAGTTTGAGTTAGCATTGCTATTCAATTCAATAGGTCTGAATATATCACCCATTGTTTCAAACAAGCTGTCAGAGTTTGCTTCTGATTCTAAAATTTCTTCTTCTTTTGTTTCGAATTCACGAATGAAAGAGCAGAGGTTTTTTTGAACATACCTTAATGCAGATTCTAAGGTCATTTCTTCATTATCAAGAACCTTAATTTTACCAAGTTCTTTCTCATCTTGTGTGTATGAATAATAGAATGTAAGATATGTTTTTTCAATCGTAGTTTTAACCAATATACATTTAGCAGTTAAACCATCATCATTTTCTTCTGAGTCTATAGTTAAATCAAAATTAAAAGTATATTCACCACTATCTCCTTTATTTGCAAAGTCTTTGAAAAAAACATAACAATTAGATGAATATTTGATCAGAAAAGTTCTTAAATCATGAATTATGTTGTAGGTTTTTAATACGGCCAACATAATTTCTTCGTTATCAGTTAATAGTGGTCTTATAGAATTATTCATCTTTTGCTCCAGATGTGATTGATACAGGTGTTTTCTAAATAAGCTGAAAGACTAATATCAGCTTCATTTATCATGTCTTCTAAAAATTGCTTATCATAAGCTTTCTCGTCGTGGATATTCATTAAATTTTTAATTCTTCCTGATAGGTTGAATATATCTTCAATGATTATTCTTTTTTCTTTGGAAATCATTTTGATTCTCCTTATATTTGTGTGTGTGAAAGATGTGTTTACACATTATATAGCCTGAACCTTTGCTTTTTTTGTTTAATTTGGCAAAGGTTCTTTTTATATGCCCCACCTTTCGGCGAGTATTTGTGATTTACTTTTTTTATTAATCTTTTTAATGTCAGATACAATTGGCTTTGCTCCATTATTCATAAAGTTATCATAAGATTTTTTAGAAATACGATACCCCGAAGGTGTCGGAATTGAAGCAATAAACCCTTCCTCAACCCAATATCTAACTGTTGGAGAAGAAACTCCGCTTAATTTCGCACATTCTGATATTGATACTGTATTTTTCATTTTTAATTGCTCTAATTTGTGTGCAGTTGGACCACTTTAATTATCAATCTTTTATTCGTATTTGAATCTTGAATTTTGTTTACTAATTCAGCTTTGCATATTTCAGAAACAGGCATATTAAGTGCAATATCAGCTTTTCTACCTGCTTTTTCCATAATACCATATAATAACTCATCTAATAAATGAATAGGCACTTTATCCACAATTAATTTGACCGCTTTGTCTAACTGTTTTTTTTGTGCGAATGTTAGATTAGAGTTATTAATTGCATACTCATAATTTGTTTCATTTTCCATCTAATTCACCTTTTACATTTTGTTGATAAACTTCGTTGATTATATTTTCTAATAATTTAGTATTGTCTGTATTGCTAATTTTAGCCAGGATATTTAATTTATCTTTAACACCCTTATTAAACCTGAAAGATGTTAATTCTTTTTTTTTGACTTCATCCAGTTTGATATTTATCTTTAGCATTAATGTTGTTTATAAAAAATTTATAATTTTATTTGGTTTGTATATACATTTGTATGTACATTTGTATATACATTTGTGTACATTGGTATATATTTGTTATGCGATTGTAATTATTTGTAATCATCTATAACTAGTTTCATTTGCATTTCAGAGTCAGCAAAACGAGATAAAACAACTTCAGCGAAGCGTTTATTCGTAAAATGATTTGCTACAGCTTTTTTTGTAAAGCGTAAATACGTATCTCGTTCTAACTCTAAGTTTATACGGAATTTTTTTTGCTTTCCACTCATAATGTTTATTTTTGTTTGTTATTGCATTTTTAATTTATGTAAATATAAGCAAAAGTAAACATTTGCGCAAGTATTATTTTGAATTAATCAGAATTAATTAGTAAATAATAAACGAAAGGTTTTATAAGTGAATGATTTATGGCAAGATAGATTGCATTTATCGGTTAAAAAAAAATTTCATTCAGTAAGCAATATGGCTAGTAAGATGGGTGTCTCAAAGACATTCTTTGGTAGATATATCAAAGAAGAGAAACCACCTGTTCGTGCATTATTGCTTTTAGAAAAAGCTGGTATTAATCCTGAATACATAAAAAATGGTACACTACCAATATTTCTGAATGAAGATGAAGTACAAGGAAATTCTGCATACGGATTTAAGAAAGTACCATTATACGATATAGGAGCAACAGGCGGAGATGTACATTTATTTAACGATGACAACGAAGCACCGATTGAAACCATTAGCTTGCCAGCAAATAGTGGAGATAGAGCAATATTAGTGCATGGCGATTCGATGCATCCTGTTTATTCAAATGGTGATATAATCACAATTGAAAGACCAAGTACCGATATTTTATTTGGCAAAGCATATTTAGTAATCTGTGAGAATCAGAGAATGATTAAATATCTAATGCCTGCAGAAAACGATAAGAAAATAATATGTAAATCAGAAAACCCTATTGGCAATCCTGAATTTGAGATTTACAAAAAAGATATTATAAAGCTTTTTTTGATAAGAAGCTGTTTGAAGAATATTATTAGTTAGTTTGTATAAATAAACAAGGACAAAATTAATAGGATATAATATGGCAAGTCTAAAATTTAATAGAAATAAATCACACATTTTGAATTCAGAAAATATCGAAAAATATGTAGGCAAAATTAAGATTGGAAATTACGCTTTAGGTTCTTCTAAGAAGAATAAGTTTATACCAAAATATGTAGGAAGATCAGATACTGATTTAAATAGTCGACTAAAGAATCATTTAAATGAAAGTTATAAGAGATTTAAATTCATTAAACAAACATCTTCAAAGAATGCCTTCTTAAAAGAATGTGAGAATTATCATGATTTTAAAAAACAATTAGATAATAAAATTCATCCAGGAAGACCTACTGGTTTAAAATGGAAATGTCCCAAAAAAAATTGTAACGAATAAAAAACTGGACCCACTTTTGGCTGAAGATTGAGGGAGATAGATATAAAAAATAGTACTTTAATATATAAACATAAGGAATCTAATATGCCTAATAAAATAGAAACAGAATGGTTTGATACCAGCATAGTTGTAAAAGAGATTAATGGTGTTAGGGAAGTAATTAATAAAATTATAATTTCCTACGATAAAATTGATACTGAACAAAAAATTAATGATAGTAAGGCTTTTAATCCTCTGACAGAAATTACAAAAAAGAGTTTAGAAGATGATATTAAAAAAGTTGCAAAATCTATATTTGAAGAATTAAGAAAAGGAAAGTAGGTTTTCATCAACAATTTTGTGAAACTTGACAATTACTCAATTAATAAGTAAGAAATAAATTTTATATATAAACCAATAGGGTATTATTATGAAAACTATAATAAAGAAACACAGAAATTATTTACCAATTATCAATGGAGATAAATTATGAAAAAGTTTTCCATGATGATTTTGATTATATCAATATCATTTTTGTTCTTTTTAAATTTTACAATATTGTCTGCTCAAAAGTATCCAACTCAAGATGCAAATGGTAATGATGTTTTTGATTCTGATGGTATTTGGCATAAAAATATAGAATTAATTTGCCCTATTAATTTTGACAGACCTTACGAAGGTGGTAGTCTCACTTTAGCTGATATTAATGGTAAATTATGTTATATAGCAGCTTTAAATGGACTTTATCCTGTACCTACGGATCCGCTTATTAGGATTGATGATCTTACAGATCCACGCAACCCTATTAGAAACGCACTAACAATAAAATTAACAAAAACTGATAACAATAATCTAACTACTGGTATTATTGTTGACTATATTGCAACTTGGAAAAGCAAAAAATTTATAAATAACACTAAAAGCACTTATGCCATCTGCGTAATTGGTAACGCTCGTGAGCTTGAACCTACTGTATCTAATCACAATGTTAGAAATGGCATAAAGATAAATGGCGTATATGCTAAAGCAATTATTATTAATTTATCCAAAGCAATGAGTTTTATTAAAAATAAATCTTCTTCAACTATCATTATACCTGATATTAACGATAGAACTTCCACTCACCTTGACGGTGATATCTCTGATAAAAATAGTGATATATATATCGGATATATTGATGCAAATGAAAACTTTTTTAATCGTGGGGGTATTGACCCAAATAATCCTCCAAATAAAAATTATACTAAGGTTCACTCTATTAATATTGAACAACAAAGTTCCATCTTAACTTTCAGCCATTTAGTTACCCAAAAATATATTGACATTTTAAATCCTAACGGTACTCCTACCAATGTAGAAAAAACAGACGGTTTCGTTGATGTTTTCCTTTTAGATGGCAAAAATTATAATAATAAAAATTTCTTTGGTATTGAAGATAATAACAACTATCAAGGCAATAATTTATTAACCCTTTCTCGATTCGAAATGCAAAATACAACTAATTCCAACAGTACACCTATTCGTTATACTGCTGATGATGAAGTTCCTCCTGCTATTCCAAGCGGTTGGCCACAAACTGGTGGTAGTCATGAAACTCGTGCTAATCTTACCTATGATATGATTGATGGTAAAATTACTTCTAATATTACCCCTGATGAAATTCAATTACAAATTGCTAGCTTCGGTATTGGTAACATATTTATTGGTGTTAATTATAGCGACCCTCTGAACTGCATTGTTAATTTTGATCAATTTTTTAATGATGAAAGTGAAAGAGGGAAACCAAGAGAATTACAGTCTGATTTTTTAAATAATACAACAATACCATCTTATTGGAATTGGGTTGGAAGACATTCTGTCGAAGGTGTTACTATCGACTTAAATAATCATTTTTTTATTGCAACTAATGAATTCCCTTCCCAGTACGTTTTGATTCAAAATGATAATAGTTTTTTACCTACCACTTTTAGTGCAGCTAATGGATCATTTAAAGGATTAAACAACAGTAACTTTAATGACGAGAACTCAAAGAATGAAGATGACAGAAGAAAGGGTGCCTATTTGAAAGTTTGGGGGTCTGATAGGCAACATAAATTAGTTAGAACTCAAGGAACTGAAGGTGTTGATTGGGAAGTAAAAGGACCTCTTTCTATTTATGATGTCCCTGAGCAAACCCAGACTGATAGAGACAATAATTTATTTATGCCTGTTCATGATATTAATGATATTGCTGTAACTGATTGTTCTTCTGATGGGACAGGCAATAATTCCAGAGGCCCTAATTCTGTACATAGAGTAAGAACTCTTTTTGGTACTACTGGTTTCCTTCCTCTTGAGAAAAAAAATAGATCTGAATTATATTTATCTGCTTATACTCAAGGTGTCAGAGTTATTGATTTAAAAAATTTCCTTAAAGATGATTTAAAAGGTAACCAACCTGTTAGTTATGAAGAAGATATAATTTTTGAAAGTGCCTACTTTGATTTTTATCCTACTTTAAATTATGACCAATTTTCTCGTTACTTTTACGCTCAAGCTGGTGCGTGGAATGGAACTAATGGCACTAACAAATATACTAATGTCCAATTGCCTCTTGCTAATTATTATGGTGGTATTTGGGATGTTTTTCCTGATATAAGAATGCACGGTAGTGAAAACTATAATGTTAAATTAGACGGTGATATCCCTGACGATGTTAATTTTTTATATGCTATGGGCATTGCTGGTACTCAGTCTCCCTTCTTAAAAAATAGTGGTTATTTGATCCTTAGATATTTTAGAGATGAAATCGGTGGAACTATTTTTGGAAATAAACCTGGTAACCCTGCATTACACGAAGATATGGTTTTTAGAAATGTTAACTTACAAGGTGATTTTAAAGTCCAAAGAGATGTGATTATTGCTTCTGGTTGCGAAGTTACACTTATGCCTGGAAAAGAAGGTTCTAAAAAAACTTACAGAAGTACCAAGTTCTTAAAAGGTACTAATGGAATGAAAACTGTTTTTGTTGATGGTATTCTTAACATTGGTCTTGATATTGTAGATGACGAAGGCTCTGAAATTATTATCAATGTACCTGTGGTTGTCAGAGATGGTGGCAAATTAATTATAAATCAAATCCGTTCTGATTTTTCTAGATTGGTTACTTTCGATAAAAATGTTATTGTCGAAGCAGGTGGTGAATTAATTATTAATGAATTCGCTAAAGCTACTTTTAATGAAGATTTATATATCCAAGGTTGTGCTCGTCTCATTTTAGAAAATATGGCTAATTTGGAAGTTAAGAAACTTACTACCGAAATTGCTGCTTCTATTATTGCAAAAACAAATACTACTATTTATTTAAATGGTCCTTATCATTCTTTGCTCGGTAGATCTATATTTTTTACTACTCCAGCCGAACCTGCTAATTTATTCGGAAATGCAATTATTGATTTATGTTCCAATGCCTTTCTTTCTAATCCTCCTTATGTCATTCTCGACCCTACTTTAATTGAAAATCCATCTTCTACTTGCGACCTTTCTTGTCCGCCTGACCCTTCCGTCTGGCTTTCTCTCTCGTCTTCCAAAGGTGCAAACTGTACGAACAGCGGTTGCTTTATCACTCACGAACTTAATATTGACCCTAGTCTTAATTGTAATAATTTTAACTTCTTCAAACTTAAAGCTTTTACTGGTACCGAAGGTGGGCCTGATGAAGTTATTTTATACGAATCTACTAACTTTGAACCCTTTAATAGTAACGCCAAAATAAATAATATCGATAGATGTATTGATTTGGGCAAAAACTATACTGTCAGAATTTCTCTTTATACTGATATTACTAATGCCCCTTGCATTGTCGAACAGTCTGTCGGATGCGATTGTGCATGCCCAATTAATGTCGATGATTGGTTCGTTGTTGAATCCGAATATGGCGACGGCACTAATGGTTGCTCTGTTGGTGATTGTAAAATCTCTCATACTTTTAATAGACCTACTGGTTTTGAATGTCTTACTGACATTGTCTATAGCTATAGAATTAATGGTGGGGCTTATATTGTCGGTAATAAAGTTGATATCTCATCTTTTTCTATTCCAGATATCTGTATTAATGCTGGCGAGCTGTACGAAGCTAAGATTGAACTTTTTAGAGATAATACCACTATTCCTGAATGTACTATTATTAAACAAGCTAGTTGTACATGCGTTTGCGACCCCAATAAAAACGATTGGCTTTCCCTTGTTTCTACTAAGGATGAAACTACCGGTTGTGGTATCGGCGAATGTTTTTTCTCTTTTAATCTGAATATTCCTTCCCAATTCGACTGCTTCTCTCATTTTAAATTATCTGTCGATAACGGTGGTTCTATTTCAGAAATTACTACTCCTACTGACATCATTGATATTTTTACTACTCTTGATTTGTATGCTACTTGCGTTGCTCCTAACGATAACATCACTGTTACTATTTCTTTGATGAGAGGTACTAACGACCCGAATCCTTGCGTTATTACTCAATCCTCTTCTTGTCCTTTGGTTTGTTGCGATTTTATCTCTGTCGAATTTGTCGCCGCTGATCAAACTGGTACTAACTGTTGTTGGACTCCTGTTATAACTAACTCTAATTCCGACCCTTCTTGTGATTCTCCTACTATTAAATACTACGATAGCGAACTCCTTACTAACGAATTAATTCCTAATGCTAATAACGAAATTTGTAATAGTATTAATGTTAGTGATATTTTTTATACTATCTCTTTTAATGGTGTCGTTTGTGATACTCGTAGCCAAAATAAAGAATGTGATTGCTCCTGTCCTAATAAGTCTAAACTCGAATCTTGGGTCGAACTAAAACTTGATAAAGATGGCTCTGCGTGTACTCCTGAAGAATGTGAAGTCAGCCTCATACTCAATATAGACCCCGACCATGCTTCTTGTTACGATAAATACTCTATGAGTTATTACTATTTTAACGAACTTACTAAAACTTATATTTCTACTGATTTTTTACCCAAAGCTGATATACCTGCTGATTTCGACCTTGCTAATGATAATGCTTTTGATTTGCCTGATTGTATCTCTGCTAATAAAAAGCTCTCTGTAAAAATTAGATTATATCGTACTGGTACTGATGAATATTGCGAAATCACTTCCGATCTCCTCTTCTGTCCGCCTACTGAGATTATCCCTGGTTCTGATATGTGTAATATTGATAACGACCCTACTCTTTGGACTGAATATCCTGATTTTGTTCAAGTAACTATTGGTAACTGTTCTTATGAAGTCGCCTTCAGATACAGAAAAAACTCAATTACTGGCTACCAAGATATTCAATTACTTGCCAAATATACCGATGATCCTGTAAACTGCGACGACTCTCAGCGTGATGTTTATCAAGCTGCTCTTGCCGGAGCCATCGCAGATATAATCGCAGATAACTCTGATTATTTACCTCAAATGGATGGTGAACCTAAATGTTATGATATGTGGAGAGGAGTCATCAATTCCTGCAAAGCCGAATATACTGCCGTCAGCTCTGAGGGTTTGGAATATAAAGTCGAAATTGCTTGCACTTCCGACGAATGCTGCGTAAGGCAGTTAAGAGTTTGTTGGAATAATATTACTGAAGAATTTGATGTCGAAGATATCGGTTTTGTCAAGGGTTCATCTATTGCTAATTGCTCCTTACTAAGTGTCCCTTTTGATCCTTATGCTCAAAATCCTACTCTTATTGCCTGCAAGGATATTGATTGTGATATATTCAAAGATCTTGACATCAGCGTAAAACCTCATGATCCTTTGCGTGATTTACAAATTGCAATTGCTGGTTATTCTATCGGTCCTAAGCTATCTAACTATTACAAACTGAAAAGCAAAGTAAAATTATTATACAATATTTCAAACAATAATTATAATTTAACTTTGACACTTTTAGAATCGGACTTAGATAATATTACCTTAAATATTGTTAATCTTAATGGTAAAACACTAATTTCTGAAAATATTATACTTAGTGGTTCGTACCAAGAGTTTATTATCGACCTACAGGAACTTACAACTGGTAATTATTTCATAAATATAATTTCAAACGGAAAATTATTTACTACTGAAAAAATTTCAATTATCAGATAAGCATTTATTAATAAACAATTCTTCAACTCCCTCCCCTCCTGGGGAGGGGTTTCTTCTTCTCATATCAAGGCATATAATATGAAAACAATTATTTTCCTTCTCATTATATTCAGCCCTCTTTCTATTTTTAGTAAAAAGACATGGGTGAAAAAAGCAACATTTGGTGCTACACATTTTGATTTAAAATGTGTCGACTCCTTAAACTGTTATACCTTTGTTGATAGCAGTGCTTCAGTTAAAATTTACAAATCCTCAGACCAAGGTAATACTTGGTTTGAAATCTATGAAAAAATATTCTATGATTTTACTACAGGAGAAAGGTATGATTCTGTATTAAACATACGTGATGGCTATGCAATAGATAAAAAACAAATATATATGACTTATGACGAAAGAAATGTAATTGACCTTTATAATGATGAAGACAAAACCATTAGGCGTCTAACCTTCGGCGATTTATCTGCCAATCCAGATATTGCCACTTTTCAAGACATAAAAATGTACGATG